GGCACCACAAAATCCCCCCGCTGACGTTGCGCGGGACGTCGTTACTCGTGACCAAATCACGGCTGACCTGCATAAATATGCATGCATAGCCGTTGCATAACGTTGCAGGGGTGGTGCCTGGCATGGCGGATTCGAACGCGCTGCGTACGCGTCGCGCGCGACGCCACAAAGCCGGCGATCACTCCTTGTGCCTCCCTGAGCGCTGCCCTGCCGTCGGCGGTCATGAAGAGTCGCCCGAGCCAGACTACGCGAGCGAACCCGGCGACGTCGGAACCGGCCTCGGCGTCCGCGGTCAGAAACTCTGGTCCCAGGTGCTCGCTGGCTGGAGCCCGGCTCCGATGCATCGCGAACTCCTCCTCGAGGCATGCCGGGTCGCCGACCGTCTCGAAAAGCTGGATCGCCAACTACGCGGCGAGGACTGGCTGCGCTTCCGGACCAACCCTGAAGAGCCGGTCGTCTACGTCTACGTCGACAAAGTGCTGACCGAGGCGCGCGAGCAGGAGAACACGTTCAAAGCGTTGGTGCTCGAGCTCGCCAAGGTCGCCAGCCAGGCTGAGCCTGAGAAGAAGGGCGGCGGTGTCCTTGTCGACCTCGCCGCAGAGCTTAAGAGGCGCCAGACAGCCAAGGGTTAGCTACGCGCCGCCAGCTGCGGACACGTTGGGGGATGTCGCCGGCGCCCTGATGGCGGCCGCACAGAAGCCGCTCGAGCCGTGGCAGCAGGACGCGCTGGACATCATGATGTCCACACGCGACGACGGCCGTTGGGCGTGCGCCGAATACGCGGAATGGGTTGCTCGCCAGAACGGCAAGGGCGGCCTTGGCGAAGCCCGCGTGCTCGCCAGCTTCTTGCTGTTCGGCGACATGCTGATCATCTGGTCGGCGCACGAGGTTCGGACGTCAGCTGAGGCGTTTGAGCGCTTCCAGCAGATCTTCGCCGCTATGGGCGAGAAGATCGCCGACAACCTGATCGAGGTTGACGGTGTCCGCATCAAGATCATCAACCAGAACGGCGACGAAGGCTTTAAGCGCCTCGATACCGGCCAGCGCATCAAGTTCATCAGCCGATCGAAGAGCGCCCTTCGTGGCTTCACGCCCGACCTGGTGATCATCGACGAAGCGTTCGCGTACACCGCGGAACAGCAAGAGGCCATCCAACCGACGATGAACGCCCGGCCGAATGGCCAGACGATCTATCTGTCCAGCCCGCCGCTGTCCGGCGACACCGGCGAAGTGATGTTCTCGCTTCGCGAGCGTGCAGAGAACGCGCTCAAGGGCGAGCAGGACTCGCTGGGCTACCGCGACTGGGGCGCTGAGGGCGATCTCGACAACCTCGCGACCATCGACATGGATGACGTCCAGCTCTGGGCCAGCACAAACCCGGCCCTCGGTGCCGGCCGGGTGACTTTCGACAGCTTGCGGCAGTCGCGTATGTCGCTGCGGGCCAATGGCGGCCGCGGCTTCGCGCGTGAGGTGCTGGGCATCTGGCCTGCACGCCGGCAAGGTGGCGGCTTCATCGACATGAAGCGCTGGGCCGACCTGCTCGACGCGGCCTCGAAGCGAGACGGCAACGTCGCGATCGCCGTGGACATCTCGCCGTCCCGCGACTACGCCTGCATCAGCCTCTATGGCCTTCGCGAAGACGGCCGCGGGCACGGTCAGATCGCTGTGTACGCCCCGGATACGGACTGGCTGGTCGACGCGATCGTCGAGTGGCGCAACGTCCTGAACCCGGTGGCGATCGCGATGGGACCGGCAACCTACAAGTCGCTGAAAGTCGAGCTTGAGAAGCGCGGCATCACGGTGTCCGAGGATGTCGAAAAGCCGAAGCGTGGCGACATTCTCGCCCTAACCGCCGGCGAAATCGGCGCTGCGGCCGGCAAGCTACTGGACGCCGTGAAACAAGGCAGCTTTCGCCACATCGGCCAGGCCGAGCTTACCAGCTCGATCGAGGGCACTGTCGTTCAGGAATCCAGCGACGGCCTCCGCGTCGTCCGCGGTAAAGCATCGGCTGACACCTCGCCGTTCGCGTCATTCTCCGAGGCTATGTGGGCTTTCGAGGCCCGAAATCACCTGGTTGACCAGGAAGACGAGCCGTTCAATCTATGGTAGGACGCGGAGGAGTCAAAATTGCGTCGCAAGCTCCTCTATGCAGGCGAAATCGCTGGTGTCGTCTCTATTGCAACCGGTGTCGGCCTGATCTACTTTCCCGCTGCGTTGATCCTGCTCGGAATTCTGGCTGTTGTCGGCTTTGAGCGGGCTTTGACCATGCAAAACAGGCCGAAAGGCGCGAAGAAGTGAGTCTTTTCGGCCTGTTTGACAGCCGTAGCAGCGTAGAAAACCCGCAAATTCCGCTTACTTCGGCGTCGTTGCTCGACATGCTGGGCGGTCAAGCGGTCGAGGCGGGCGTAGCAGTAACACCGCAAAGCAGCCTCGAGATGTCTGCGGTGTTTCGTGCGACAACCCTGATTTCGTCTGTTGCGGCGTCTATGCCGCTTGTGGCGTACAAAGAGGGCACGAAAACGCCTCAGAAGTCGCCACTTTTGCGCGATCCGCACCCCGAATTGACCCGGTTTGACCTCTGGCAGCTGTCATACGCTCAGAGATGCCTCTGGGGAAACTTCTACGCCCAGAAAGTCAAAGCGCGAAACGGTCAGGTCAAGTACCTGTACCCGCTGGCACCGTGGAATGTCAGGGTTGGCCGCGCCAAGCCAATCGAATCCAACCCGTCCGGCAAGGTTTTCGAGATTACGCTGGATAGCGGCGAAAAGGTCGCGCGTACACCCAACGAAATCTTCCACATTCCCGGCTTTGGCTATGACGGCCTGACTGGCGTCTCCCGTGTACGCCTGGCCGCCCAGGGTATCGGCACCGCGCTGGCCGCCGAGCGCTATTCTGGCAAACTTTTCGGCTCCGGCAACCTGATGTCAGGCATTCTGCAGACGGAGCAGCGCCTACAGCCCGATCAGGCTGAGGCAATTCAAGCGCGATGGAAGGCGAAGGTTTCCGGCCTGAGCCGCGCTCATGAGACAGTTGTTCTCGACTCCGGCGCCAAGTTCCAGCAGTTGACGATGCCGTCGGCGGATGCCGAGCTTCTGGCGTCGCGGCGCTTTCAGGTTATCGAGATTGCGCGGTATTTCGGCGTTCCCCCGTATCTGATGATGGAGACCGAGAAGTCGACATCGTGGGGGACTGGCCTCGAGCAGCAGGCGCTTGGGTTCGTGATGTTCGACCTGCATCCGCAGTGGCTTGCACCGACGGAACAGCGCATTGCGAAGGAATTGACGGGTCCGACAACGGACGTCCGCTACAACCTGGACGCCCTTGTCCGCGGCGACACCGCAGCCCGAACGCAATTCTACAACATGATGCGCACGGTCGGCGCCTTCAGCGCGAATGACATCCGCGACCGTGAAGATCTGCCGCCGATTCCGGACGGCAACACCTATCTGCAGCCGGCGAACATGCAGCCGCTGGGCTTTGTCCCGCCGCCTAATGGAGGAAACGATGGCTCTTCGCAGCCTTCAGGCGACTGAGGAACGTCGCGACCTGAACATCAAGGCGGCCGGCGTCGAAGTCCGCGCGGCTGCGGAGTCGGACGAAGCCAGCGCGCCTGGCTCGACGTTTGTCGGCCACGCCGCGGTGTTCAACACCCGTACGGCGATCGGTAACCCGCTGACGTGGGGTTTCTACGAAGAAATCGCCGAGGGCGCCTTCACGAAGACGCTGCAGGAATGCGATGCGCGGATGCTGGTCGATCATGACTCGTGCATGGTCGTGGCCAGAATGTCCGCCGGAACTCTGCGGCTGTCGCAGGATGGCACCGGCCTGGCGGTCGAAGCGGACCTGGACGAAGAGCTGTCGTATGTTCGCGACCTCACGGCCAACCTGCGCAACGGCAACATCACCGGCATGTCCTTCGGCTTCTACGTCGTCAAGGACGACTGGAACGTCGAAGAAGTCGAGCTGAAGGACGGCAACACCGCCGAGGTCGAGGTTCGTACGATCCTCGAGGCTCGGCTGGTCGAGGTGTCGGCCGTGACGTTCCCCGCCTACGAAGAAACCGACGCCGGGCTTCGCGCCCTGGCGATGCGCAGCGACCGCGCTGCTCTGGAACGCCGCCTGCCGCATCTGCCGCAGGTAGCCAAGCTTCTCGCAGAGATTCCCGAACCCGAGCCGGGTGAGTCCACTCGGGCAGACGAAGAGATCGAGCCGGCTGCGTCCACTCGAGAAGACGACGTCGAATCGCGGAAGCTGCGAATGAAGGGCCTTGCTGCCCGCTACGGCATCAAGAGCTAACCCAACTGTTCATCTAAGCCCTGGTGACGAAAACCTAGGGCTTTTTGGCGTGCCCGAAGGGACGCAAACGTCATGAGTGACAAGATTCGTAAGCTCCAGGAGGAGCGGGCTAAGGTTTGGGCTCGCGTCCAGGAGCTTGAGGGCCGCGCTGACTCTGAGGCTGGCCTGACCGCTGAAGAGCGGACCAACTGGGACGCTGCCCTCGACAAGGTTGGCGAGCTGTCGGCCGACATCGAGCGCCTGGAGCGTTCCGCGAAGTACGGCGAGATCGACTTCGACTCGATCATCGACGAAAAGCGCGGCGCCCCGGTCGACAACGCGGAAACCCGTGACAAGCCGGAAGATGGTGAGAAGCGCTACGAGCAGGCGTTCAGCGGCTTCCTGCGGCGCGGTCTCGACGGCCTCAAGCCGGAGCAGCGCCAGCTGATGGCCGAGCGGATGACCGAGCTGGACACCCGCGCGCAGTCCACCACGAACTCTGCCGGTGGTTACACCATCCCGCCGGGCTTCCTGGTTCGCATCACCGAGACGCTGAAGGCGTTCGGCGGCATCCTGAACGCCGCCGAGGTCATCAACACCGACTCGGGTAATCCGCTGCAGTGGCCGACCTTCGACGGTACCAGCCAGTCCGGCCAGATTCTGTCGGAGAACACGCAGGAAACCGCGCTCGACATGACCTTCGGGTCGAAGAGCCTCGGCGCGTTCACCTACTCCAGCCGCATCGTCCTTGTGTCGCTGCAGCTGCTGCAGGACTCGGCGTTCGACCTGGACGGCTTCGTTGCCCGCCAGCTCGGCATCCGGATCGGCCGCGCGGTTGCGCCGCACCTGGCCACCGGCACCGGCTCCGGTCAGCCGGAGGGTCTGTTCACCAACGCCACCGCCGGCAAGACGGGCACCACCGGTCAGACGACCTCGGTCATCTACGACGACTTGGTCGACCTGATCCACTCGGTGGACCCGGCGTACCGCGCGCAGGACAACTGCCGGTTCGTCCTGGCCGACAGCTCGCTGAAGGTCATCCGGAAGCTGAAGGACTCGCAGGGCCGCCCGCTGTGGGAGCCGTCGCTGCAGGTCGGCGCCCCGGACACCATCCTGGGCTACGGCTACGTCGTCGACCAGGGTGTTCCGACGATGGCGGCGAACGCCAAGTCGATCGGCTTCGGCGACATCCGCTCGGCTTACGTCGTGCGTCAGGTTGCCGGTGGGCAGATGCTGCGGCTGGCGGAGCGCTACGCGGACTTCCTGCAGGTCGGTTACCTCGGCTTCTTGCGTCTCGACGCGAAGCCGAACGACACCGCCGCTTTCCGCGTGTACGTCAACAGCGCCACGTGATCATTCTGTGACTGTGCGCGAGGTGCTGGCTTCGGCTGGCGCCTCGCGCACCTCGCATCCTGGAGATCTTGGTTTATGAAAACCGTAAGACTGCTGCAGTCCGTCGCGGGCATCGACTTCTCCTGGATGCCCGGCGATGAAGTCGAAATGACCGATGAACAAGCTGGCGCTTGGGCGGATGGCGTCCGCGGCGAGCTGGTCAAGAAGGCCGTGAAGCCGGCACCTCAGGTGCCTGAGCGGCCCGCTCCCGAAACGCCTGAGGGCAACGTCGAACAGCCGGTGCGCCGCGGTCGTCCGAAGAAGACCGCTTGACGATGAGGATGTGCCGTGGCTCTTGAGATTGCCTGCAGCTTCGACGAAGCCGGCACGACTGTCATCGACTACTCCGGAAACGGCCGGAATTTCGCGCTGACGGCAAATGCTACGCGTGTACCCGGTCACGGTACCGGCAATGCTGTGCGCTCCGCTGGTGCCACCCAAGTTCCCATGCCGGATATTGGGGTGTCCGATCAGCGCACGGTAATGGCGTGGGTCAAAGGCGACATCAGCGCTGAAGACGCCTGGCTCGTCGAATGGCATGTCAACTCCATCGACAGCGGCGCCTGGGGCATTGTGACGCTCTCCGGCGACATCGCCATACAGGCCGAGAACTCCACGACGCAAGCTCGAGCATCTGCGGCATGGCCGGACACAACCGGCTGGCATCACGTGGCCGGTACGTTCGACGGTTCCATGGTTTGCCTGTATCTCGACGGTGCTCTCGCGGACTGCACGCCGCTGGCCGGTCCGATTCGGACGGACAGTAACGCGCCGGCGCTGCTGGGTCGCAGCGATACCGTCGCGGTGGACGACGTTCGGGTTTACAGTAACTGCCTCGACATCGCCGCGATAAACGCCGCGAAAGACGCGATTGTCACAGCAGACGACTTCGCCAACTCCGCGGTGCTCGCTGTCACCGACGCCTTCATCAGCCGTGTGCGCGTGGCGATGGCGCACTACGCGGTGCAGATCGGCACGGCGTTTCTGGCTGCGCCGACGACCAGCGGGACAGACAAAGCGCGATACCTGCTGTCGCGCGACGTTTTGCTTGATCCGGTGGCATGGGGGACCAGGTTTGCCTGGGCCGTGGCCGCCGACGCGGGGGTTGACGGAACTGTGGACGACGCGACGATCACTTCGAAGGTCGCGGGCGTCTGGAATCTCTTCGCCGGCGTGCCGGTCTGACATCAAGGAACATAGATAGTGAAGAAACGTCTGAGATCGTCCCTGTTTGCTGCGGGCGCCGTTGCCATGGCTGCCGTGGTTGGGTTTTCCACCGCCGCAGTCAGTCAGACGGCCGACACGCCGAAGACCGAGACCCGCCTGGTGTCGTGTACGACAAACAGCAACGGCGTCTGTACCGTCAAGCACACGCTTGGAGTCGTGCCTGCGGCCATCCTCGTGACGCCGAACATCCCCAGCGGCAACTACGGCTACATGCTGAACACCGTCCAGAACTCCTTCACGGCCACGGACTTCAAGGTCCGCGCTATGTTCAGCCAGTCGTCGGCGAAGACAAACGGGACGATTTGGTTTAGCTATCAGGCTTATGCGCCTGGCGTCACTCCTCCGCCCCCTCCGAGCACCACGACTCCCGTTCCGCCGCCGACTACGAGCACCACCGTGCCGAGCACGACGACTACGCCGGTTCCGACGTCTACCACGCCGGTCCCGACTACCACGACGACTCAGCCGCCGCCCGCGGGTACCTGCCCAGGCGGCGCGAAGCCGGACGTGTTCCCGTTGCAGGAGCAGGGCGACTACGGGCCGTACTTCGTGCAAAACGATGCATGGAACTGGGCCGGCCCCGGTTCTGGGCAGGTCAACACTCAGTACATCTGCAGCGCAAGTAACTGGTGGTCTGACTACTACGGCTTCAAAGGCACGGGAGTTCGAATCTACCCGAAGTCCGGCCTGAACATTCCGGACGCGCTGAACAGGGACGTCATGGGCGGGAAGCCGCTGTCGACGTGGGGCACGATTCAGGGGTCATTTGCCGGCAAGGGTCCGGGCATCGGCATCTACGACGTGGCGTGGGACCTGTGGCTCAATGGCGTCGGTGACGGCGCGCCCGAGCTGATGATCTGGACCGAGAACCACGGGCAGGAGCCTGCCGGCTCCGTGCGCGGCACCTACACCACGGGCGGCGTCACCTTCGACGTGTGGTGGGACGGCGATCCGAAGGCCGCGTACATCGCCTTCGTGCCTCGCACCCCTTTGCCGGCAGGAAGCTTCGACCTGAAGGCGATCATCGACTACAGCATCAGCAAGGGCTACGTGCCGGCGAACCCAACGGTCAATCAGATCAACTATGGAATTGAGATCTGCGACTCCGGGAACGCAACGTCGGCTGCGCCGGCGCGGTTCACGTTGACCGACTTCAGCGTGACGATGAAGTAGTTGGCCTTCGCCCGCAGCCGCTTTCGCGGCGGCTGCGGGCTTGCCGCACCCAAATCTTGCTAGACCAAGAAAGGCCACGCCATGGCGCAGTGGTACCGACAGGCGCTGTCTAAGTTCCTGAACAAAGAGGCGGACTGGGACACTGACGCCATCACGATGACGTTGCACACTGCGACGTACACGCCGAACCTCGACACGCACGCCTACGTCTCCGACCTGACGAACGAGCTAGCAGCCGGCAGCGGCTACACGACGGGCGGCGTAACGCTGACTTCGTGTGCGCGGACCTACACCGCGGCGAACAGCTGGGGTACATCGCGAGCCAACTCGACCGCCTACAACGTCGGCGACGTCATCCGTCCGGCTACCGGTAACGGCTTCGTCTATCGCTGCGCCGTCGCCGGCACGTCGGCCGGCACGACCACGACGCTCGGCACGGTTGTCGGCCGCGAAACCACGGATGGAACGGTCGTCTGGGAGAACGTCGGCTCCGGCGTCATCCAGCTGACTGCGGCGAACGCAACGTGGGCGAGTCCCTTCAGCGCCGGCCCGTTCCGGTATGCCGTCATCTCCGACCGCACTCCCGGAACCGCGGCCACTCAGCCGCTCATCGGGTTGATCGACTTCGGTTCGAACCAAACCGGCGGCGGCGGCGCGTTGAACGTCAACTTCAACAGCCAGGGCGCCCTGCTGCTGTTCATCCCGTAGGAGGGGCGCTACATGAGCATGCAGACGTGGGGCGAGACGCTTGTCTCGGCCCAGGTTGACGGTACGGCGCTGACGAACAGCACGACCGCGACTTCTATCCTACCGGCCGCCGCGAAGTTCACGCTGCCAGCGAACTACTTCGCCATTGGCCGGGTGTTGCGCATCAACGCCTGGGGTCGCATCTCGAACGTCGTGACCACCCCGGGCACGCTCACGCTGGATGTCCGCTTCGGGTCGACCGTCGTCTTCAACGGCGGCGCGATGCAGCTGAACACCACAGCGAAAACCAACGTCTCGTGGCGCGCGATCATCATGCTGACGTGCCGCTCGATCGGCTCCGGCACCTCGGCAACGTTGTTCGGCCAGGGCGACTGGTGTTCGGAGTCGGCGACCGGTTCGGCCGCCGGCGTCGCCAACGACATCCTGATGCCCGCGTCGGCTCCGGCTGTCGGTACCGGCTTCGACTCGACCGCCAGCCAGGCTATCGACCTGTTCGCGACATTCTCGGTTGCCAGCGCGTCGAACTCAATTCAGCTCCACCAGTACACCGTGGAGGCGATGAACTAGATGGGTGGCGGAGCATGGCCCCCGGCGTCGCCGTGGGTGTGGCAAGACTCTTGGGTGGACGCCGATGGCAATCAGAAGGATCTGATCATCTCGGTGCGGTTCGATTCGCCCGTTAACGGCAACGGGACTCTGGCGCTTCAGGGTGTCGACTACGACCTCGACCCCAACTGTCCATGGCAGTACCTGATTGTCGTGAAGCCCGACGGAACGAGGATCGTGCAGCAGATTCCGCGGACGGCGCGGACCGGCACGATCGGCAAGAACGCGCTCGCCAGCCGCGGCTTGACCAGCTTCAACGACATCGGGTCGATCACCGCCGGAGACACCCCGAACTAACCGGAGGCTGCGGTGGCTCTCGCCCTCGATGCCTCCACGCCGGCGATGGTCAAAGGGACGACCAACCCGGCGACCACGGCAACTTTCTCGCCACCCGCGCAGTCCCTGCTTTTCGCTCTCTGCGAGGCAGACGAGACGAACACCTTCGCGGTGTCGAACACCGGCACTGCACTGTCGTGGCAATCCATCGGCGTTTCGATCAACCAGTCCGGCCAGGGCTCGATCCAGGTCTTCTGGGCGTGGAACGCCAATGCGCAGTCCAACATCACGGTTTCCTCCACTCGCACGGGTTCGTTCGTTGCGAACGGCCTGAAGGTCCTGGTATTCACGGGAGCTGAGTCAACGTTCACCGGCGCGAAGATCGCCGGGTTGACGGCGACGGTGAACGTCACGACGACCGCGAACAACTCGTGGGTGTGGGCGGCGCACATCGAAGAAGGAGGCGGCGCTGATACCGCAGCCTCCGGCTGCACTTTCAACGACGCAGAGACCAGCTTCGGCGGTATCGGCGGCGGCGTTCTCAAGCGCACTGCCACGACCCCCACCGCGGGTACGGTCGTCACTATCGGTGTTACCGCGGCAACAACCCCCGCGATCGTTGCGTTCGAGGTCAAGGAAAGCGCAGCCGTCGCTGAGGGCTATTCAACGACGGGCTGGCATCCTGGCCGTGGGCCCACGCAGGCTAGGTTCTACAAGACTCCGCGGTCGACAGACGCTATCGCTGCCGCGCCGACAGCCCTGACCGACGCCGCAGGGCAGGCGATCCTCGGTTCGCCGACCGACACGATCGCCATTGGCGTGGCGCTGACAGATGCAGCATTCGGCGCCAGGCATTCGTCCACGACTGACACGCTAGCGATCGGAATTGCCCTTTCCGACGGGTTGCCGGACGGTTCTCGACTCGGCGACACGTTCGGTGAAGCCGCAGTCAACAGCGTTGTCGTTTCCGACCCGTCCGTCGGCGGCATTCGCCTCGGTGGGGGCACGGACAGCCTTGCGGTCGGCGTCGCGCTGACGGACCAGTCGGCCGGGTCAACACGGCTTGGCGACACGACCGGCAGTCTCGCTACCGGCATTGTCCTGCTGGATGTCATCACCCCGCTACGCGCTGGGTCGACAACCGACTCGGCCGGCATCGGTGTTGCCCTGGCGGACGGAAGCGTCGGCGGTCTTCGTTCTGGTGACGTCTTCGGCGAAACCGCGACGGTTGCCCTGTCCATCTCGGACCCGAGCGTCGGCGGGACGCGACTCGGCGGTAACACTGGAACCCTGACGTCGGGGCTGGTGCTCGCCGACACCGCGGCTGGCATTCGCCTTGGCGGCAAGACCGAGACGCTCACATATGCGGTCGTACTGGCTGACATTGCCGGCGGCATCCGTCTAGGTCGTACGACCGATACGTATTCCATCGGTGGCGGCACGGCTTTCATCTGCCAAGACTTCAGCGGCACGGTGGCGATTGACGCATATGCAGGCTCAAGCTCTATCGACGCCTATGCAGGTGCGGCAACCGTTGTCACTTATGACGGCTCGGCTTCAGTCCTTTCTTACGGTGGCACTGCCACGAACTGCGGTAGGTGACGGTGGCCCAGCAGCAAGCAATCACGCTGAACGAAAACAACGACGAAAACGTCAACTGTTCGCTGACGACGAATCAGCCGACGGCGGGCACGGTTCTCGACCTGACCGGCATGACAGTCGAGGCGTACTTGAAGCCGCTGAAAACGACGTCGGATACCGACCCTTCGGTCTGGAAGGGCAGTACGGCGACATCGGGTGTCTCGATTGTCAGCGCCGCGGCCGGCACGATCATCGTGTCGATTCCCGCGTCAGCGATCGACACCAGCAAGGCATGGTGGCGAGTCGACGTTATCAGCGCAGCCGGCAAGCGGAAGACGGCTTTGTACGGCGTTGTCACCGTCAATGACCTGTAGGAGCAGACGTGGCCATTGACGTTGGAGATGTCTACAGGTGCACCTTCAAGAACTATTCGCCTGGTGGCGGCCTCGTCAATGCGACGTCGGTCAGCCTGACGATCATTCTGCCGGACAACACGCAGGTCGTTCAGAACGCCATCGCGCCGACATCCACCGGCGTCTACCAGTACGACTATCTGACCACACAGCCCGGCCGGCACGTCGCCCAGTGGTCCGGGACCGGCACCAGCGCGAACGCCGGCTCGAACGTTGAGATCTTCGATGTTCGGACGCTGACGCCGCTCTACCTGGTGTCGCTGGCCGAAGTGAAAAACCAGCTGCGCATCACCGGCACCGATGATGACGAAGCCCTTCGGCGCTACATCGAGGCAGCCACCACAGCTGTCGAGCGTATCCGCGGCGAAGTCGCCGTCAAGCGCAGTTTCACCGAAGAACATCGGCTCCCGGACTTCTTCCGCGGTGTTGGCCAGGTGAATCCGCAGATGACGCTGGATCGCACGGGTGCGCCCCGACAGATGGCGCTGAACCACACGCCGGTCGTCTCGCTGACCAGTGTCGCGCGGGTCGACGGCACGATGACGTGGGATACCAGCTTGCTGCACGTGGAAGCGGCGACGGGTGTCGTGGATGTCGTGACCGGCCCTGAGTTTTCCGGCCTGATCAGCGTCACGTACGTCGCCGGCTACCAGGTGGTGCCCGCCGAGTTCGCACTAGCTGCCAGCTTCATCATCGAGCATCTATGGCAGACGCGCCGCGGCAGCCGCGGCGGTCCGCGACCAGGCGGCATGGACACCGTTCAGATTCCCGGCATCGGTTTCGCCGTGCCGAATCAGGCGGTCGAAGTGCTCGGCGGATACGGGACTCCGGGGTTCGCGTGACATACACAGAAACCCGATACCCGCAAGCCGTGGACGCGATCGTCGCGGCACTTACGACAGCTTTCGCGAATGCCAGCCCGACCGTGAAGGTCTGGGACGGCCCTGTCGTCTCCGGCGACTATTCGAACGCTGTGTATGTCGGCTATGACGCCGACCCAGAGGCCGTTGAGTTTATCGCCGTCAACGGCTTGCAGCAGTGGGCCGGACTTGGCGCAAAGAAGCGCGACGAAGAGCTGGACATTGCCTGCGCAATCCTCGTCAACTTCGTTGCCAGCGAGGACACCTGGAAACCGACGCGCGATGCCGCTTTTGCGATCTACGACATCGTCGGCCAGACGCTGAGGGCAGATCCCAGCCTGGGGCAGGCGCCGCCGTTCGTGGCGGAGATCACCACACACAGGTACTCACAAGAGCCATTCGGCGATAACAAATGGCAGGCCCGAATCGTATTCGGCGTGCACATCAAAACCCGCGTTTAAAAGGAGCGGCATCGTAATGCCTCGATTTAAGTCGCTTTCGAGTGACGATCTTAGTGTGTTCGCGCCGCCCGGGGATTACGACGCTTTTCCCGTGAATGTGGGCGAAGAGATCGAAGTTCCCGGCGACGTCAGCCAGGAAACCGAAGACGCCTACATCGTCGGCGAAGGCGATGAGGCCCGCGCCTGGCCGAAAGCCCTGTGGGCCCTGGTCGTGCCGCCGAAGGAGAAGAAGTAATGGCTACTGGTTCCGGCCTCGACGGCCAGATTGGCTTCGCGCAGGAGTCCACGTACGGCACGTCTGTCACCCCGACTCGTTTCATCGAGTTCAACAGCGAAACCCTCAAGCGCGATCCGACGTTCCTCGAACCGAGCGCCATCCGCGCCGGCACGAAGTACAAGCGTGCTAGCCGGATTCGCGTTTCGCGACAGACGATCTCTGGCGACATCAACTTCGACATCAACACCCTCGGCATGGGCCTGCTGGTCAAGCACATGCTGGCTTCGACGGTCACCACGCCGACCCTGATTTCCGGCTCGGCGTACAAACAGGTTCACACGCCCGGCGACTTCCGCGGTCTCAGCCTGACCTGCCAGGTCGGCCGCCCGGAAGAGGCGACCGGCACTGTTCGCCCGCACACGTTCGCGGGCGTGAAGATCCCGAAGTGGGAATTCAACCTCAAAGATAACGACACGCCGTCTCTGAAGCTGTCTGTCGATGGGCGTTCCGAGTCGACTGCGACCGCCTTGGCGACCGCGTCCTACCTGGCCGGCGCGACGACGTTCGACTTCTCGCAGGCGACGCTGAAGCTCGGCGGCACTGCAGCGACGGCTTCCGGTGAAACCACGATCACCGGCGGCGTTCTGGTTGCCACGATCGTCAGGGAGATCTCGGTTGCTGGGTCCGCGCCGATGGCGACCGAGCGTTTCGGCCTGGGCAACGCGGGCCTGAAGGCGGAGCCGCTGGAGAACGGCATCCCAACCATCACGGGCAAGCTGGCCGCCGAGTTCGGCAAGACCGAATTCTACGACTTGTTCACCAACAACACGACGACTGCCCTTCAGCTGGATCTCACGGGTGCCGCGATCGGCGGGAGCAACTACCTGTTCTCGATCATCATCCCGGCGATCAAGCTGAAGGCTGCCACGCCGAACGTCTCCGGTGCGGACCTGGTGCAGATGTCCACCGACTTCGAAGCCTACAGCGACGAAGTCAACCCGGTCATTCAGATCAAGATCGTCAGCACGGAGAGCACAACCATCTGATGGCGAACGCCCGCCTGTCGTTCTCTGCTCAGGGCTACGACGAATGGCGCCGCACAGCGAAAGCGTTGCGCGGCGCCCCGAAAGAGCTTCGCGCGAACATGCGGAAGCAGATCATGCAGGCGGGCCGGCCGGTTCTCGACGAAGTCAAAGAAGCCGCTCGGACAATCCCCGTCACCTCATCGCGGGGTGGCGGGGCGAGACGCCGCCAGTACTACGCGACCTTCAGGTCCGAGCAGGCCGCACGTAAAGCCGGCAGAGATGTCGAAGTAGCGATCTCTCGCGCCATCCGAAGGAAGCATGGCCTTCGCCAGGCCGTCGCCAATGCCGCGAAACTACAGATCCGCGCTCGCGGAATTCGGTTCGTGATCGACGCAGGCAGCTTGCCGCCAAGCCAGCGAAGTCTTCCGCGGCATCTTGATTCGGAAAAAGGCTGGCGCCACCCGGTGTTCGGCAATCGTGAAGAGTGGGTCCACCAGCAGGGGCGTCCATATTTCGGGTCGACAATCTCGAAGCGAGCCGCAGAGTTTCGCAGGGCTGCGTTGACTGCGATGGACGAGACATTCAGGAAAATCTAGAACAAACATCCTAGGCGGGATAGTTTATGAAGTATCTGATCAAAGGCAAAGAGTACGAATTCGACTTCGACTGGACGTTGGAGGAAGCCTT